TTTTTTTTTTTTTTTTTTCTATGTTATATTATAAAACATGAAAACTGAAACTATTGTAATGTGTGTTGTTGCTTTAATACTTGGAATGCTAATGGCTAATATGCTTAAATCTGTTTGTGGGTGTAAAAATGTTGAGGGCCAAAACAACGGCGTCGCTCCAGGTTTTGTATTTGCCATGCCGGAAGATATAGAGGCCAGCTTCAAAGAGCAGCAGAGTGGGTTAGAACCCGGTGATCCAGGTTTTGTATTTACCCAACCGCAGTTTGACACCACCAGTATTAGGCCCTGCGAACCTGGTGAGCAGCCGAGCTGCCGATCCTGAGCACATGCAGTGTGTGTCTGACTGTGTTTGCGGCACTGTGCATCCGAGCGCGTCGGGAGCACACTCGGCCGCGCCCCTCCCCACGCAGTCGCAGTCGGAGTCGGCGGTGGAGGTTCAATCATCGCGTATTAGATCTGTTATACGATTATTAAAGCAAATTTAATAATCTATTTATATTAATACAATTTTAAATAATATTATTCAAATTTAATAATTTTATCATAAGTATTCTTTAACTTTTTTTGATCACATTCTCTAATATTGTATTTTTCTTCAATGAATTTAATAAATTCACCATCATCTATTTTATGTGTTAAATACATCATATTAGGATCAATTTTATTATTATATAAATACCTTTCATTTGATATGTATATTAATGATTTACTAACATATTTATTATTTATAACTTTCTTTTGATTCATGTCGTTATTCAAATAATATTTAGGAAATATTATAGATAGAGTCGTAAATAAATCATAAAGATCAATATGATTTTTAATATAATATGTGTTTACATTTTCGGCTTGACAACACGATTTATATATCTTTTTTATGATATCTAAATCTTTTGTCATAAAATGAATATTATCAAGTATATCAAAATAAAGATTATTTGTATTTTGTGAATATCTTATTATATCAGAGAAATCATTTGTTGAATATATTTTTTTAACTGAACCTTCTATAAAATTGTCTTCATAATTATACACTTGCGAATAATCGTCTTTTAGATTCAAGACATTTATATTTGATATTATATTAGTTATTTTCGAGTCGGATTTAGATATTAGATCAGTTATATCATTATTAGACAATTCTATATTTTTATCTAATAATAGTTTTTTAGTTATAGTTTCAAGAATCTTTTGTGAATAATTTACTTCAATAAATTTACATTGTTGTAAGAGTTTTTTAAATAATTTGTGATTAATATTAGATGATACAAATATTATAGGATGATGTTTCTTATGAATATTCAATTTATCTAAATATGATAAAATATCATTCAGAACATTTTTATTATGTTTCAAAAACAATTCAAGATTATCAAATATTACAGCATTGTGTTGAATATCTTTATTAAACATCATTGATATATTTTTCTTTCCTAATGATAAATTTAAATAATCTTTTATGGAACATTTTTCTTTAAAGAAATCAATATTAATGTGAATAATTTTATATTTCTTTAAAATACATTCTGCTAAAGATGTTTTACCACACGCATCTTTACCGTGAATAAATAAAAATTGTTTTTTATAATCTTTATTTATCCAATTATTAATGTCTTTAATGACTTTTTTAGTTAAAAAAAAAGAATCAATATTCATAATATTAAATATATCATAATTTATTTAAATATAATTTATATTAAATAATATAATATAATATAATATAATGGCACAAGCAGGAGTAAGTTCACATTTTCAAAATACTTATACACATGGTATAAGTTTATCAGGTGTAAGTACGTTTAATTCATCTAACACACATATGGATATTAATGCTGAAAGCAGTGCTGCTACATACCCAATTGGTACTAAATTAATATATGGAGATAGGACATATAGATATTCTAAATCAGGTGCAGCAATTGGTAAAGGTTTGGTAGTCATGACTGCAACGGCAAATGGTAACGGTATTGTAGGTACTGGTGCAACAAGTGTAGAAATGTCTGATGTAGCATTAGGTGCTACATCAATAGTTTCAGCTTCTATAACATGTGCAGTAGATGAATGGGCAGGAGGATATTTAGTAATAGAGGATAGTGGAACAGTAGCACAAGAAGGAGGTGCCTATCTTATTAAAAGTAACACTGTTGCATCTGGTGCTACAAGTACTATAACATTATATGACGCCATTGAAATTGATGCACATGATAGCTTTGAATGTCATATTGTTAAAAATTTATATAATGGTGTAATAACAACAGCACATCCATTAACTGGTGTATGTGTAGGAGTTACACCAATAGCTATTTCAGCAGGTAATAAATATTTTTGGCTTCAAACTTCAGGACCGGCTGGGATTCATCATTATGATATTAGTGGAGTGTCAGGACTAGCTTCTGCTTTTGAAGGTGACGATCTTACTCTTTCATTAGATATAAAAGGTAGTCTTTCTCAATCTCGTGTTGGAGATATGATGTTTTTAAATAATACAGGTGATACTGTCCTTGTAGGACATATTACTGGATTTATGGGTGTTGGATTAAATGCTACTACAGATGTGACAGTTGACGAACAAGATTGCATGGCTGTTGCCGGAGGTGCTAATATACCAGTGGGTCCATTAATGGCATTAGCGGATGCAAATGATAAATGTTCAGTTGTACTCATAACAGGATTTTTACCATAATTAAATTTATTTTAATAATATAATGGATTCTAAAATACAAAAAGTAATGAATACAATGGTAAAAAATTCTATAGAAATTACAAATAGTTATGAAATAATTAATAAAAATAATAAATATATGATACCTACTAAATTTAAAATTAATAATAAATCAGATATATATTCATTAACTACAGCACCATTATTAGTATTAAATCATTCAAATTCAAATATGGTTATAGATATTAATGGTAATGAATATAAAGAAAATAATAATTTATATAATGTAGAAAAATTACATGAATGGAACGAAGGATATAATTAAGCAAAATCTTCACCTCACATATCATTCCATCCACTAAATCGGTCTATTTAAATCATATGTATAATTATTTCTATCGGGGACTTTAGGTAAATCCAGAGGTGTTGGTAATGATTCTAAATCACTGATATATCTATTGTAATTATCATAATTAATATATATTTGTTTCAAGGCATATTCTACAACAACTTTATTTATTTCTTGGACTTCTTTTTTTATTTCATCTAATGTATTTGCTGCTGAATTACTATATTTAAGATAAATACCTCTCATTATAGTTAATAATTCATTATTATTTTGTTCTGATATAATTTCATTTTTCTCCTGATGGAAATAATATCTTATCATATTTTGAATATTTTGAACATTACCAGTTGAAAAAAAAGTGTTACTGAGTAGTGTTTCATCTAATATTCCTTTTAATGCATCCTGTGTATTACAGTTCTTTAATGAACTTGTTTCTGGGCTATTTTTGTAATCTAAAACATTATAGTAATTTTCAGGATATGTAGTATTTCTAATATCACCAAGTAATCCATTGTTTGCCCACTTTTTTTCATCTAATATTGTATTTAATACTGAAGGTTCACTCATTATATATTAAACTATATTATTTTTTTTGTAATAAATCAATAATTCATCTAATTCTTCGATCCACATTGTATTGACTCCCTTATTTGACGTAATCTCAATTTCACCAACAATCTTCGCGTGTTCTTCTTCTAAATCATTCACTTTATCTTTAGACATTGTATAGATAGGCATTTTGATTAAATAATCATATCCTGATTTTACTTTATTAAATGTTGTTATATGACTGATAATATTTCCATCATATAGATGATATTCTTTATCAAATAATTGTTTCAGTAATTCATCTTTAGTACATTCAGCGACCTTAATATTTTTGGAAATAACTTCTTTAATAAATCTAACCTTATTCTCTAAGATACATAATTTATTTTTGAGTTCAGCAAGAATATATTCTTTTCTATTGTGATAGAAATGGGATCTAACTGAATTATGTTCATCCATAATTTCATAGGGTGTTTTATATTTCTTGATAATATTATTACTGTTGTAAGCATGAATATTTGTTAAACTAATAGAAGATGTTAGTTTTAATCGTTTCTCAAACTCAGTAACACCATTTGTTACTTTAAAGTTTTTTTGATTATAGATAAAATCCGATGATAATTTAACTTTAATACTAATATCTTTTTCAGTCGAATAATTATCAAAATCAAGAACGATATCAGATTTATCAGACAAGATTGAATCTTCTAAGAATCTAATATATTTATCAGTCCATTCACCAACAGGTAATTCTGTAATTACTAATCTATCTTCTTCTAATGAATAGTTTCCTTTACTAATGTATTGAGTATCTGATATTTTTTCAATTGATCCTTTAAAACCTTTATAGAACGGATTCATAGCATGATAAATACCTTTAGTAATTTTTCTTTTAATATTATTAATTATATCAATAGGATTATATTGTGGAATAGAAGTACTCCATCCCGTTCCAATACCTACCATACCATTCACTAATACCATTGGGATAATAGGGACATAATATTCTGGTTCAACTAATAATCCATCATCATCAATATATTTTAACAATGGGAAATCGTCTTTTTTATAAATTAAATCTGTAATTGGATTAATCTGTGTATGGATATACCTAGGTGAAGCAGCATCTGCTCCACCCATTATCCTTGTTCCAAACTGACCATTTGGTTGTAAGAGATTAATATTATTTGATCCTACAAAATCTTGTGCCATCGCAATGATAGCGCCTTGTAGAGACGCTTCGCCGTGATGATACGATGCGTGTTCACTAACATATCCAGAAAGCTGTGCCACTCTAATCTCTGTATATAGTTTTCTTTTGAAACAAGAGAACAAAATCTTTCTTTGAGATGTTTTTAGTCCATCCACAGCAGATCCAATAGACCTACAATTATCTGAATTAGAGAAATGAATTAATTCCTTATTTACAAAATCATCTATATTTGTTTTCTTTACAGTGTAATCAAGGATTACTTCTTTATCATATCCTCTTAACCATTCTTTACGATTGTCTGCTTCAGTTTTCTTAAATGCCAGATTAACAGCATGATCTGTTTGTTCAGTTACATTATAATCATTTACTTTAAGTTCTCTGAAATATTGTTTGGCTTCTGCAGCAGTAGATGTTCCTAATCCCTTGTAATATTTAATTGTGTATTTATTAGCATTGGATGTTTTCTTTTTCCATTCTTCATAATCAGTCAAAGTATAGAATGGTATAACTGTTTTCTTTAAAGATACTTTTACAATAGGTGTAATCATATATGATATGAAATCAAAGTTCAGAAGTTCAGGCCATAAATGATGAAACATATTAATAAGTAATCCCTTAATATGAAATCCATCATGATCCTGATCAGTCATAATCATAATTTTACCATATCTTAGTGATTTGATATCTTTATATTTCTTATTACTTTCTAATCCTAGAATTTTCTTAATATTCACAATCTCAGTATTTGCATTGATCTGTTTTACATTCGCTTCACGGACATTCAATACCTTACCCTTCAGAGGAAAGACTCCATATTTGTCTCGTCCTACTTCAGATAATCCAGCAATTGCCATAGACTTTGCTGAATCCCCTTCTGTAAGGATAAGAGTACATTCATGTGATTTTTTTGTTCCTGCCCAATTAGCATCATCTAACTTTGGGACAATGATTTTATTTTTCTTTTTACCATCTGTTTTCTTTAGATCTTTATTGTCATTCTTAGAGTTAGCATCAAGAATCTTATCAATTAATTCATTATTTGAACAGATTTTCTTAATATATTTTGCTGATAGAATCGGTTTTGAACCGAATTTAGTTTGGGATGTAATACATCTTTCTTTGGTCTGTGAATCGAATGAAGGATTTTCAATCACACAATTAATATATAGAGAAATATATCTCCTAACAACTTTATCTTTAATTTCTTTCTTATGTTGTTTCTTGATAAATGCTATAATCCCATTACATACTTGTTTTGCGATACATTCTACATGAGAACCGCCTTTAGAAGTACATATACCATTAACAAATGATACTTGTTCGAATGTATCGTTATGTGATACTGAGAAGATAACATCCCATCTATCGGATACAATTTCTTGGTATTTTGTTGAATCATTATAGAGATTTATATAGTCAATAAATGATTTGATTTTAATCTTTTCACCATTCAGAAATACATTAATAGACTTATCAGTAATACCAGCAATATCATAAATTCTTCTATACATAAGATTAATCATATTGTCAGAGTATTTTTGAATTCCAAATCTTCCGAAATCACATTTCCAAGTAATCTTAGTATATGGTTTCCCTGAACATTTCTTAATAGCGGGTTTGTGACATACAGTCATATTCTTTTCCCAAGTTTGAGTGTATTTGAAACTATTGATATGATCTACAGTTTCTATAGTAAATGTTTGTGAAAAGATATTTGCTAACTTAGCACCATATCCATTTTTACCACCTACTATTCTTTTTTCACCTTTCTTATAGTTAGATGATGTCAGTAGTTCCCCAAAGATTAATTGAGGAATATAGATTTTCTCTTTTTCATGTTCTTTAACAACAATACCATTACCGTCATTTAGTACTGTAATAGAACCATCATCATTATAGTCGATTTTAATATGAGATACTTGAACAATATTGGCACCTTTAGAACCTTGTAGTCTTACGATTTGATCCCGAGCATTTACAAGAATCTCATTAAAGATATTTAGTAGAGCAGGGATATATTCAATTTCTTTAAAGACAATTTTATCTGAATCTTTAATAGGCAGAACTTCACTAATCTTATCTATACCACCAACATAAGTGTCAGGAGTATCGTAGATGTGTTGTCTGAGTTCTTTCTTCTCGTATTGTTCTGCCATTATATAGATATAGTAGTTATTATTTTAAATAACTAAAATCAAATTTATTTATTATTAAAAAAGAATATGATTAAAATTTATAGTTGAGAATAATTTATAGATTTTTATAGTTTTTTATCAAATTTTTATTGAATTTCATCCGAATTTTTATTGAATTTCTCCAAAATTTTTTTCTATGCTATTATATAAAACAATGGGAGGAGGACTAATGCAACTCGTAGCTTATGGCGCTCAAGACATCTATCTTACTGGCAACCCGCAAATCACTTTCTTTAAAGTCGTCTACCGCAGACACACTAACTTCTCAATGGAATCTATCCAGCAAACCTTTAATGGTAGTGTTAATGATGGTGGCAGAAGTTCTGTCACTATTTCAAGAAATGGCGATTTAGTTGGATGCATATATGTTGAATTTAATCCTAATTTATTAATTGGTGCAGGATCGCGTGCATGGGCTCCTTATCTTGGAAATAATATTTTAAGTCAGGTGGAGGTTGAAATTGGTGGTCAAATGATTGACAAACATTATAATCATTGGCTAAATGCTTATATGGAACTTACACAACCTAATGATAATGGTATTTTACCAGTATTATCAAACACTGGAACTGCAGATACTAAATTTAGAGCTGGTACTACTCTTGGAATAGATAATGGTAAAGAATTGTCTCAACCACCTACAAATTTCCAAAGAATGGCTTTCATGTGTAAAGCTCCAGAGTCCGCTGCCAACCAACGTCCAGTAGAAACTAATGCGTGGGTTCCCCTACAGTTCTGGTTCTGCCGTAATCCGGGTCTTGCTTTACCTTTGATTGCTCTTCAATATCATGAAGTTAAAATTAATATTACATGGGCTGCTGTTACTGATTATTCTGTAGCTGGTGCATCTGTTGCCAATGGTGATATTAAATTATGGGCTGATTACATTTACCTTGATACCGATGAAAGACGTAGATTCGCTCAAGTATCTCATGAATACCTTATTGAACAAGTTCAATATCAATCCACTTCTAAAGCTGGATCTATGGACTTAAACTTCAACCATCCAGTAAAAGAACTTATCTGGAGTGGACAAAAAACTGCTATTGCTAACGTCAATGGTGGTAAAGGTAATCACACTAGATTAAATGCTGGTTCAGGCGATTTTGTGACTTTAACTGCTTCTGCTGGAACTACTGTAGGACTTAAATTAAACGGTCATGACCGTTTTGCTCCAAGACATTCTAATTACTTTACAAGAACTCAAGTATGGGCTCACCACACAGGCAATCCTCATGCACAAAAATCTGATTCAATTCACGTCTATTCATTTGCTCTCAAACCAGAAGAACATCAACCAAGTGGCACTTGCAATTTCTCCCGTATTGATAATGCTCAGTTAGTATACTCTACTGCGCCCACCAACACTGATTTACATATCTACGCTGTCAACTACAACGTCCTCCGTATTATGAGTGGTATGGGTGGTCTCGCTTACTCGAACTAGTTCTCATAATCTCGATAACTATGTTATTTTCTCGCTTGCAGAAATTAAGTAAATTACTAATAGTAATTAACTAATATTTTTTTATAAATAATCTTTTAATAATTTATCAATAATATTAATTATTGATTTAAATAAAATAATTTAAGAAGAATAATTTAATAAATTTATAATTCATTTAATTTTTTTGAAACTGAAAACATATCATATTCTTCTCTTATGTCAATTATATCGTCATCATTTAAATATTCTACTGTATGATATCCTGATTTCAATAATTCAATTAAGGCATTGAGTCTTTCTTCAGTGGTTTTTGTCGCAACATTTGTAGAAGGAGCATCTGTAGTTAAAATAGTTTGAACAGTTTCAACAACTTCTTCTGTAGATGGCGCAGATGGTTCTTCTACAGCTACATCTGCTTCTACTTCGTCAGCAACAGATTCGTCAGCAACTTCCTCGGCAGCACCTTCGGTCTCAGCAGGAGCGTCACTGATTTCGGCTTGGACATTAGATTCAACTGGTTCAGAGGATAGATCGCTTAAATCGAGGGTATTAGTGTCAGCCATATTTTTATAATATTAACATAGATTTTATTTTTAAATATATTTAATCATATTATTTAATAACATACATACAGTTATTGGACCAACACCACCCGGAACAGGAGTAATATATTTCACTTTATCTATAACATCATCATAATCAACATCTCCACATAATTTATTATTAGAATCACGATTTATACCAATATCTATAATAATCACATTTTCTTTAATCCAATCACTTTTTATCATTTTTGGTTGTCCACACGCAGTTATCAAAATATCAGCATCTATAGTTTTTGATTTAATATTTTCTGTGAACTCATTACATAAAGTTATAGATCCCACTTTTTTATTCAATAACATTATAGATAATGGTAAATTCACCATTCCTGTCCCGACAAATACAATATTTTTCCTTTCAACATTTATATCATAATAATCAAATAATTCTATAATTCCTAAAGGTGTACATGGATAATATAATGGTTCTTTATTCATCATAATTAATCCTAAATTATTAGGATGTAATCCATCTACATCTTTTTTTAAAGATATTTGTGATAAAATATATTGATCATTTAAATGTTTTGGTAAAGGTAATTGTATCATAATTCCTGTTACCGATTCATCATAATTTAATTCATTGACTTTATAGATTATATCTTTTTCTAAAACATTTTCATCATAAGGATGTATGATACATTCTATCCCTAATTCAGAACACTTTTTCTTTTTAATATTTACATATGTCAGTGAATCCTGTCTATTACCTACAAGAATTATAGACAATTTAATAGATTTATCTAATTTATTTTGAATATTTTTATAGATATTATCTGTAACAGATTTACCATACAGATTTTTATCCATAATATCTATTATAATTTAAATTATTTTAAGTAATTAATTTTTATATTATTTTTTTCTATGTTATTATATAAAACTATGGGAGGAGGATTAATGCAATTAGTAGCTTATGGCGCTCAAGATATCTATCTTACTGGCAACCCGCAAATTACTTTCTTCAAAGTCGTTTATAGAAGACACACTAACTTCTCGATGGAGGCTATCCAACAAACCTTTAATGGCACGGCCGCCGCTGCTGGATCCACTATGACTGCCACTATTTCAAGAAATGGCGATTTAGTTTCTAGATTATGGTTGGATGTAAAATTATCAACTACTGGTCTTAGAGTCAATACACTTTCGAGTCATTCATATATAAATTGGTGCAATAATACTGGTCATGCATTTGTAAAACAATGTGAAGTTGAAATTGGTGGTCAAATGATTGATAGACATTATTCACAATGGTTAGATGTATGGAATGAATTAACTGATCATGATGAATCTGAATGGGTCGGGCTTAATAAGCATGCTGCTCAAAATGCTTATTTAACATCAAATGCTGCTTCCGCTGTCACGACCATAGGTACTATGGATAATCAAAAGTTATATGTTCCTTTACAATTTTGGTTCTGTCGTAATCCTGGTCTTGCTTTACCTTTAATTGCTCTTCAATATCATGAAGTTAAAGTTAAACTTGTAACTCGTTCTGTAAATGCTTTAATTAATACTGACAATAGCGGCACGTCAAATGTAGCAATTACAGGTGCCCCTACAATAGAATTATGGGCTGATTATATTTACCTTGATACTGATGAAAGACGTAGATTTGCTCAAGTTTCACATGAATATTTAATTGAACAAGTACAACGACAAACAGGAACTGTTGCAAAATCAAATAAACTTAATTTTAATCATCCAGTAAAATTCTTAGTATGGACAAATCAGTCGGCAGCAAGTGGTTTTGGAGAAGTAGCATATGTTGCGGGAACTAATGCTGCATTAGATGCCGTTTCACTTAATGTTGCTAATGCAGCTATATCTGGTGGCAATGATTATTTTAATTATACCCAAGTTGCTGGTTATGGTACAGAGGTCATATCAGGTGTTTCATCAGAGGAGGCTTTTACAAAAGCGAATCTTCAACTTAATGGACACGATCGTTTTGCTAAACGTGATGCTACATACTTCAGAACTTGTCAACCATTACAAGCAGGACTTAGAGTACCATCTAAACGTATCTACTGCTATTCATTTGCCCTAAAACCTGAAGAACATCAACCATCTGGTACTTGTAACTTTTCAAGAATTGATAATGCTCAATTAATATTAACAGAAACTACAACTTTAGCTGGTAATTTAACTATCTATGCTGTCAACTACAACGTCCTCCGTATCATGAGTGGTATGGGTGGATTAGCATACTCTAACTAAGTCATATAATTAGTAATTCTGACTATAATTAAATAATATTTTCTAATAATTTTATTTTGACTATAATTTTTAAATTATTCTATAGATAATTTAAATTGAAAAAAATGTGATAAAAGTAATTTAAAGTTTTTGATTTATATTTTATATGATATGTTTTTAATGGATTATATATTTTACAAACATTATGATAGATTATTCTGATGTCTTTTAATTCTTTATCTATCCAACATTCTCATTATTTAGAGACATCAATAATTTGTTTTATATTCTTTAACATTTGAATGGTATTTTAGCTTTTGATTTCATATTTTTATGTGGGAGGTTTTTTAATAGGAAAATTAGAATAATGAAAATAGTAATATATAATGTTGATATACTTAAGAAGCTGACAAACCTAATGCATATACAGTATACGCCCCGGTGGCGGTTCTAATAAACCTAAAATGCCCTGCGGGAGCTAAACCTGCTGCGGCGACAGGAAGTTGGCAGTTGTCGTTGGTCGCCGCGCCAGAACCTGAAGTTATTCCGGTGGACAAAGCCGCCCATATGAAAACGGCACCGTCAGAATTATTAATATGTATATCAAAACTCAAACCTATGAATAGTGGTACACCTCTTTCTGTTAAGGCAGTATCAATGTTGGCGCCGGTATCCCATACAGCGTCAGTGACATTTGTGCCGGATGCATAATTTAAAATATCATGATCTAACATTAAAGCAGCAGTGATTGTTGGGGCAGCGCCGTCGGCGATGGTACCAACTTTCAATCCAGAAATGATTTTTCCAGATCTGAGTGTTATATATCCACCTACCGCCCCATCAACCTGTAAGTTTTGAAAACATCCATCTTTTAAGCATCCAGTTTCAGCCATATTTTATATAATAACATAGAAAAAAATTTCAAATAAATTAACATAA